ATATAACGAGTCAACGAAGCCAGCTGGGAGGTGGGGGTTGTCGGTGGTCTTGGCTTTGATCAAACGACGGTCGAGATTGTCGCCCTGCTCGACGAAGGTGCGGTAGAGATATTTATAGCCTTCTGGAGTAGAAGCCAGTGCCAGCTGGGGTTTTTGGCCTCCACGGAGACGCGCTAGCATCATCTCTGCGGCCTTTTGTGCTACCTCCATTGGTGAGGTGTCAATCTCGTCGGCTAAAACAAACGAGAGGTTTTGTCCACGAATACGGTTAAATGTTTCTGTGGCGCGGCACAGCAGTGTGACGGGGCCATGGGGTAGGTGCAGCACATATTCGGGCTGCGGGGACACGCGGAAGTCGTGCTGGATGTTGTATTTCTCCAAAAATTGGTCAAAGGAACGCATCCAAACGTCCCTCAACATGATGTTGGTGGGCTCAAATACTGCTGCAGTTGTGTTTGGGTTGTCCATACCCAAAAATATACTTTTGACGCACAATGCAAATGTCTTGCCGGCACCAAACCCGGCGCAATACCCCAAGATCTTGTGGTCCGTGTCGTCTACAAACTGCTTTTGGGGCTCCAGCAGATCCTTGTAGATGCGTTTTCGTAAGCCCTCGTAGCTCTCTGTGCAGCGCGTGGCCGTGCGTTGGGGCTTCTCCAGCACCTTCCCGCCCGCGATCACGCTCAGAATCGACATCCAGGGGGAGGTGGGCTACTTACCTAGGTTAACGGGCTCAACAAAAAGGGCCCCTGAGGGGCCCGCGTCCCTTAATCTCCCGGACGCCCCGTTCCACCGGAGCACCTCAAGCCTACCCGCCTATTTAGGTGATGCAGCTTTTCTCTAGGCCCTGGGGGTGGGGTAGGGGTAGGCGGGCTAAGGGCCTAGGGTTATGTGACGTAAGGGTATTAGGGGTAGGGAGAGGGTTACATAAGGGTCCCGTTTTAGGGGGTTCGATGAGGGACTCGCGGGGTCTGTCACCCCTGCCCTGCGCCCGTTTGGTAGGGGGCAGGGCTCGGCTACCGGTGGTAGGGGGACGCCGCCTTTACTCCCTGCAAATAATGTCGCGCCACGTTGGCTGCGGCGCCCGTTTGGTGGCCAGTGGGGGTGACGGGGGGTCGCGTTATGTGGGAGAGATCAGCGCAACCTGCAGCCGTTGTTTGTCACCATCGATCCCGCTACCTACCGCCGGCTCTGGTGGCTGTGGCCGGTGTTAGTTGCGCGGGGCATCCGCACCGATCACCCGGAGCTTGAGACCTACAGCACCAACGGCAGCCGATAGTTGGCCGGTCTGGATTGCACGGTCGCTGATGTGGTCAAGCTTGAGAAGCTCACCTGCTACGCATTCGTCCCGGTCTTGCTGATAAATCTCAACAAGCCGCTTTCTTGCGGCGCTTACATAATCCCAAGCCTGCCGCTCAGTCACCCCCGTCTCAGCTGAGATCGTCTGAACCACGCGGCTGCTGCTGGCGCCTTCGCTTAGCATTTTCACAGCAACGCAAATCCGGCGTTCTAGTTCTGCACCGCTGGATTTTCGTGCCAACTTATCTAAGGGTGTCTGCGCCTAGTTTGCCGGGCCTTGCCGTCGCGGTGCGGTGCTGGCCCTGGTGATCCTTACATAAGGAACACTGATCGAGTTTGCCCCCCTTTTGCGGGTGCTGCGCCTGTGCGCTGTAACTTACGTAAGTTACAATCAGAGGTAAGCCCGCGAGGGCTTTACCTCTTCACCTAACCCTATGGCTACCACATTTGTCGCCGTTCTACTGGCGGCCCTTTTGTTCCCCCTTTTGTTCCTGCTATGGGCGTCAGAATCCCGCGAGCAACGGATCCGCCGCTGGCGGTCCGCAGGGGCATCGCAGCAGCAAATCGCAGACCGCATTGGTTGCAGCCGTTCAACTGTGCGCCGTGTTCTAGCGGCAGGTTGCTGATGGTGCGCTACTCCTTCGGCGTTCTGGCGTGGGTTGCCGCTGCCCTGATCTGGGCGGATGCCCTGGCGCCCGGTTCTCCCATCCTCCGGCCTATGGCGCAAGCCGTTGCCGGTGTGGTGCGTCGCTAGTTCACTCAACCCCGTTACCCCTACCCCTTACCTGCCGTGGCCACACGTTCCGCAATCGCTCTCGAAACACCGCGCGGCCTGCGCGCTATCTACTGCCACTGGGATGGATACCCTTCCCACCACCTGCCGATTCTGCAGACCTGTTATGGGTCGGCGCGCAAGGCAGCGGCGCTGATCGCGCCGGGGGACATCTCATGCCTGCGCACGCGGTCGACGTGGCAAAGCGGCCCAACACTGCGCGACGCTAACGGCGACCCGCTCACAGACACAGAGGGCAACTGGCGCGCGCAAGACGACCGAGAAGCGCAGCCGCTCTATTTCGCCGAACGAGGCGAATCGGACGTTGCACCGCGCCGCTTTGCTTCCGTTGATGCTTTGGCGGATTGGGCCGACGGTTGCGGCTGTGAGCATGTTTACGTGTTCCGCCCGCGCGCCGGTTGGCTGCATTCAGCTTTGTCTTTAGGACCCGATGGTGCTGCTGTGGCTGCGCCAGTTGCGCCCGGCTGTGATCCCTCGCAGTGGTGACACGCTGCGCCGTAACAGTTACCCCTTACCCCCTGCAAATTATGCAAACGATCAACGTTCAAACGAGAGACGGACAGCCCCGCACTGTTCCGGCTGTGTGGCTTGGCAAATTTCTGGCGGTGCATCGGCCGCTTAGCAGCAAATCGCCGGACGGTTTAAGCCGGGAGCCGCGCCATTGGACAATCAGCCACCATGGCATTGGCTTGGGCGCCGCAGTGGGAATTGATGTGGCGCAGCGCGACGCAATCGCTCTGGCGCGCTTGTGGGATTGCGCCTTCTCTGAAATCACAGCCGAAGGCGCACGCAATTGGCCATTGGCCAGCCGGTGGGTCGACGATGTTAAGCGCGCACAATCCGGGCGACCCATCATCGGCCCGCGGGAATTAACGCCGCTTGAAGCCTTGGAGAGCGCCGGAACCTACGCGGAAGTGAGCGCCGCAGTTGCGCGCGCAATGGGTCATACCTTTGCAAGCGATAGCGAAGCGGCCGAACAATTCCCCGCCGCGGAGATCATTCCCGCCAATCAATTGCGCGACGGTGCAGACGGTGTGGAACTGCTGTGGCGCGGCCGGTGGTGGCTTGTGCCCACCTATGGGGAAGTGGAAGCGTGGGCGCTTGATTCTGTGGCCGAAACACCGGACGGCCGGACGGTCGAATCCGACCACCCGGAATCTTGGCCGCGGATTCTCGGCGTTTGCTGATCTCACCTAACGCCGTTACCCCTACCCCTTACCCCCTTTCAAACATGGCCACACCTAACGCAGCGGCCGGTCGTTTGCTTTTTCATCTGACGGCCCGCAGTGCTAACGCGAAAACCGGCCCAATCCCGGTTAGCACGTCAAGCGCCGAAACATGCCCGAGCTCGGCAGTTTGCCCTTTCAAGGGCAAAGGCTGCTACGCGGAATCAGGTCCTTTGGCGATTCACTGGCGCGCCGTAACCGAAGGGCGACGCGGTCTGCCGTGGCAGGAATTCCTAGAGGCAATCCGAAACCTGCCGAAGGGCCAGCTGTGGCGGCACAATCAGGCCGGGGACCTTTGGAAGCCCGGCACTCTTACCGGACGCACCGCATTAGGTCAGCTGGTGGAAGCGAATAGGGGTCGTCGCGGATTCACGTACAGCCACCACAAGCTGACGCCAGACACGGTGCAAGCATTCCGCGCGGCCACGGCCAACGGATTCACCGTCAACGCAAGCTGCCACAGCGAAACGGCCGCTGATTCCGCAATTGCGGACGGATTGCGGGCGGTGTTTGTCGTACCGGCCGCAGAATCGCGCGCGCAGTGGGTGACGGCTGGCGGCAATCGCGCCATCGTTTGCCCTGCGCAGCGTTTCGATGGAATGACGTGTGAGCGCTGTCAGTTGTGCGCCGCGCGCCCGTCACACGTGGCGATTGTATTTCGCGCCCATGGAGTGCAACGGCGCGCAGTGGAAGCGGCGCTAGGCGAATGACCGACCCCACTACCCCCCGAGCCACCAACGCGGAACTTAAGGAACGGGTCAGCATTGCGGCAATGCTGCGCCTGCAGGGTGCAACCCCCAGCGTGATCCTTTCACGGCTGGTGACTGACTACGGCGTGTCAGTCAGACAAGCCCGCCGGTATCTGGCCTTGGCCAATGATGAGATCCGAGAAGATGGCATTGGCCCGGCTGCAGACCCTTTTAGCGAGACTGCAGCTATGGCACTCCAACGGCTGCAACTGCAACTGTTGGAAGCTACCCCAAGCGAACTCCCCCGGTTGATCTCAGCCCTGGCAAAGCTCCGGGAGGTTATGGCGACGGGTCCGAGCCTCTCAGATGCTGAGCTGATCAACCGGGCCGCGTTTGAAGGTGGTGTATCAGCTCTAGGTGCCCGTGAGGGTCCCGAACCCCGTTAAGCGTTCCCCCCACCGATCCCGCTACCCCCGGCCCGTAAGGGTTCGGGGGTTTTTATGTCACACGGTCACAAACGACCCCAGTGGTGGCAGAGGTTCTCAGCCGTCCGGCGGTGTTTTTTATGTCACACGCCATACGGGCCGGTGATCAGCCACGCTAGGATGGCCCCGCTGATGGCGACATCAGCAGATCACACAATCGGACTCACACTATGGAACCCCTTACCCCTGCGGATCGGGTGAGACTTGCTCTGTCGGTGCTGGAGGGCCTGCCGGATTGGCCGGCCATCTCTGCCACTTATGGCCAGTTCACTGATCACCTAGAAGATCTGCTCGCTGATCTTGAGGGTGACCGAAGCCACCGGCTGACCTGACCGCTACCCCTACCGATCCCACCTAGAGGGCCACCGGCCCTCTTTTCTTTTGCCTATGGCTGAGAACGGTTCTCATTCTCAGCGCCTCTGGCCTTATCACCCCCAGGTCCCCCCAGGGGATCGCCAAGTGTAACGTAAGTACGGCGGTCGGCACTACCCGTAAGGCTGTGCGCGGTGTCACCAGTGTTGTGTGCTGGTGGCTGAAACCGTATCGGAGGCCGCCACCCCCTAGTGAATGCGATTTTTTGCCATGAATGGCCTAGTGAATGGCGTTTTGAGGCCCATTGAATGCGATTTTGAGTGAATGGCATTTCGTGTCTCATGAGTCTCACCCAATTCTGTAGTAACACCTCTATCCCCTTAAATGGCCTATCCCAACGTGGGGGTGCTGGTGAGGCTGTAGGCGAGCGCCATGGCATCCCCCAGGCTGCTGGCCCATAACGCCCCCACAGTCCCCGCTAGCAGCACTTTGTACTCCCCATTAGGGGTGCGGTAGATCGAGGCCATCAATCCCCCTTGAATGGCGTTTGGAGCCTCTATGAATGGCTCCATGAATGGCCTTGGGAGTGATAGTGGCTCAACCGCTGGTGAATGGCCTTCTGCTCCTGATGGTAGGTGGCTCCTACATGCACACCTGCTGCATACACCGCCACCAATACCCCCAGCTCAAGAGCGATTGTTATGGATAACCAGATTGATCTCCTCACCCCACTCTTTTTCACCGTCTTGCCAGAGGACCTCACAGATGGGGTCGAACTGTTCGTCGTAATACTCCTGGACGAGAGGTTCCAGCACTCCAAGCAGGGTTTCATTGACCCACAGACCTTGCAAATTGTGGATGATGGGGTCGTCGCTGTCATTGCGATGCAAAACGATGGTGGTTGACTTATGGGTGTAATGAGGGTTGGGGCGTGTGACTCGCTCAAGCCATGACATGACGGTGTGCCTCCTGATAAAGCTGGAGGCGATGAAAGAACTCCGCTTCACAGTCATCCAGCAGTTGCTGATCGAGACGAAACACATTGGCAGGACCAATTTGACGAGCAACAACCAACAAAGCGCTATCCACTTCAACTCCGTAGGTCCACCTGATTCCCGCACGATAAGCAGCCAGTTGAACAAAGTAACCATCTCTCATCATTTCTGAAGCCGGATCAATCGGAGCTGTACCCTTACGGGTTTTCCAGTCAATAAGTTGAATGTCGGTGGAGTCGTAGGTCCACCCAATGCAGTCAGCGGTGCCACTGAAGCCCGCCGGATGCCAGCAGGGGAACTCCACCCCCAAGGCTGAATGAAAGTTGGCTTGTAACCACCCCTCAAGCGACCTCCAGAACCCCCCGAACACCAAGTGGTTGGTGGTGGGCTCCCCGAGGATCCAGTTCTCCGCTTGCGTGTGTAGGTAGGTGCCTCGGGTACGGGCTGCCAGGGAGCGTTGTTCTGCTCCAGGGCGATCCAACCATGCTTGGAGAGCCTTCTTAGCGGCTTCTGATTTGGTCTCCCCAACGATGGTGGTGACGCTGGGGAGTTTCCCTACTGGGGTGATGTAACCGGTCTTGTCCTCACACCGCCTGGCGTAACCCCTAGCAGTGGGCAGTTGAACGGTGGAGGTGGGCTTGATCACGCGCTCACGTTGCTGTAGGTGTGCTGTATCCGTTGGCCATTGGGGGAGACCAGCACCTCGATGGGGAGCACGTCCTCACAGCGAAGTTGCCCGCAGACATATGCCGCGGCCTTAGCAGCGTCGAGGTCTACCCAGAGGTGAGCCTCGTGGAGGTGAGGGCTCCACTCCGTGGGTTTGAGATCGTGGGGGTGCTTGAACCACCGCCCATCTGCCCTCATCAGGGCGTAGCGGGTGTACATCGCTTCTAGGGGTAGGTGGTGAATGGGTTGGGAGGTGTTACGACCACCTCCCGTTTGTTGAGACCCCAGTTAGTACCTAGGGACTCAGGGGTGTCGGGATCGGACATAGGGCACCATTAACCCCCTCACGGTTTTTCCCTTGGACCCCAGCGCCAACTAGGGAGGGTGTTGTATGGCCGTGAGAATCCCGACGTGACTGGGGTAGGTGGTTTAACGGCCACCAGACCCCGCTACAAGCCCCTAGAAGGGCATCTTGGTGGGGTCACCGCCTGTCAGGAGGGCTTCAAGGTTGTAGCCCTCTGCAACACACTCCTCCCACGCTGCGTTGACCTGAGCAGCGACGGTGCCTTTCCGTTTGCCCGGC